TGTTAAACCATCATCAGGGCCACGTGCCCCACCAACGGGGTTCCACCCCCACTGAAAAACTCGACTGCCCTGCTCTGGAAACCCATTAGCATCTACTGCGGTGCTATTGGTATTTGTAAGCTGTAACCCACTCAAACCAGACTGATAATAACTCCGATCAGGGCGAGGATTCCTCAAGCCTTGTGGATCATCAACCGGGTACATACCCAACTGCAACTGTGGCTGATCGGGATCCCAGCACTCAGGGCAAACCAACAAGTCGTAGTTTTTCGTCTTGATGATTTCTTTACGCAATACTTTTAACTTGAACCGTTGATCGCAACGGTCGCACTGCGCAATCGCCCATTTGCCAGAAGCAAACCGATTACTCATCAGGTGCCCCCAATATACTGCTGACGAGGTACAAACCGCACAGCGGCCTTCTCTCGGTCTTCCGTAGCCGCCAACTCCCATGCTTCGTCGTATTGTTGCTTTAGTACAGGTAGGCGCTCAGCGCCACCGGCGATCTTTAACGCCAAGTAATACGACAGGCCAGCGGCCAAACATGGAATAAATCTAAACGGAATGTCCATCACGTTCACACCACCACCCGCATCCTGCGTGCGGCGTAGACGCCAGTAAACAAACGTGTACTGCTGGGCTGAATCTGGAGTCGGCCAAACCGTAACAGCCGGAACTTGAGCCCAATACACAATAGCTGCTGCGGTATGGGCTACGGCAATGGTTTCTTGCTGGCCACGGAAGCAGTTGTAAAGCGTGCCGGTCTTGGCGTTTGTGTTCTGTGTGATGTAGCCGTAGTTGATGATCTCGTCATCAATCTTAATAAAGCCAGTAGAAGGCAGGCCCGTCACGTCATTTAACACAATCTCAGTGCTCGTAGACGTAATAGTCGTTGTAAGTGTGGCTGCAATCGGGGAGTTCTGCCCGTTAAAGCGCTGAATCCAGACCTGAATTGGTCTAGCTTGTTGAATCTTGTTGGGGATCGTAGCGTAGGTAGAAACACTAATACGCGTGATTGTTAAGTCAGCCTGATTGTTTTGGATATTGGCTTGTGTACGGATCACGTGCTCAATTAAATCCACTGTGTCGTCCGGTAAAGCGTACGTGTTTTGGCCCTGTACCAGAGTGATCTCACCCTGCTCAATTGTCCACATATTGATGCCGCGATTGGCCCAATCTGCAAACATAATGTTTAGACTGCGGCGTGCAGTACGCAGGTCATAGCCAGTACGCAACTCGCCACCGGCGCGTTCAAACGCCTCCTCGACCAATTCATCGAGTTGGAGATTGAAGCTGGATGCGCCAGAAGTAATTGCCATTATCTAAACCCTGCTGTTTTCTTTGCGATCTTTTTTGGTTGGGCTACGAATTGTTTCCCGGCCTTTTTGCCCTTACGTTTCGCCAGCGTTGTTGCAGCGTACTCAGAAGGGCTGAGACTTTTGATCGCAGCGCTTGGAAGATATCTTTCACCCGTGTCAGAAGAGCGTTTGCCACTTTTGGTTCTCCATTTTTGGTCGCCCCAGTCTTTCAATGATTTCTGAGGCGCTTTCAATCTCGATACCCCCCGCCTGCTGCTTTGTACTTCTTAGCAACAAGTTGAGCTTTACGTGCTGACCACTGTCCCGCACCTGTACCTTGCGTTGCTGCGGCTTTTACTTGGGACACAATCCTCTTGCGAAGACTGGGCTTTGTGTAATTGCCAGCAGCGTTTACTTTACCACCATCAGCGTACTGAGTGAAGTCGGTGTCATCCCTGCGAGACTTACGTTTCGCACTTGGCATTTTGCTGGGGTTTATGTCCCCCATACCACGGGATGCCATCATGATTAGTACATCTTGCAGTTAGTCTTGCCTTTTGTGGCAATCCCGTCTGCTCGTTTGGAAGCTGTCATACCACCAGAAGCCATCTTTTTAACACGGCCACCACGCTTCATACCGTCGCCTTTGTAAGATTCTTCGTCTTTGCCGGAATAAGCTTTACGTTCTCTATCCTCGGCTTCAATTTCACGTCGATAGTTATCAACTTCTTCTTCATCTAAACGAGCCTTAGCATCTTTGGACAGCTCAACTTTATCGCGGCGATTTGCTGCTTTCTCGGCGGCGCTCCCAAGGCCAGACTTATCAACCATCTTTTTACCAAGACCAGTCTTTTCGTCAATTGCACGGCCAACCCCGTAACCAATTTCAAACGCAGCTACACCAGCACCACGGCGTCCAACCTTGCGGTTTTCAGCACGTTTGCCAGCTTCACGAACGGCATCTTTAGCGCCTCCGCTAAGCTTAGAAGAATCTACTTCACGGCCTTTTTTAGCTTTGGCAGTATCTTCACGGTCACGAGCAACTACGTCGTCTCTGAGTCCGGGTAGGTTGTCCCATCTTGTAGCCATAGTTACACCTCAATACATTTTGCAGTTAGTTTTGCCACGTGAAGCAATGCCATCAGCGCGAGAAGAAGCTGAGCCAACTGACCCGCCCTTAGCCTTTTTCTCGTACAAATCACCCATACTTACGCGTGAAGAGAGGTCATAAGCGGCTTCATTATCTGCAGCGGCTTTACGGTCTGCAACTTCTGCTTTAGCCTCTTGCATTTTTGCACGAGTTTCAGGATAGATAACTTCGTCTTGAGACCCGGGCGTACGCCGAGGCTTGTACTTTTTAGCTGCTGCTGGTGTCATTGGCATGATGGTTCCTTAGCAGGACTTGCCGCCCATGTTCATCTTCTTCATGCCGCCAGCTTTCATGCCCAGAGGCTTGGAGCCTTTCATTGCAATCATTGTGCCTTTTGACAAGCCTTTTGATTGGATGGCGTGCTCGCCCTTACCTTTGTTGCCGCCGGACTTAACCGCGCCCATCTTTGCTGTGGTGATGCCGTTACCAGTACTGCCACCCTTTTTCATGCCTTTACCATCACCGATAAACGCAGGTTTACCATTTTTCATAGGCATGCCACCGTCTGCGTATCCGCCCATGTTCATTTTCTTTGTAGCCATGATTCCACCTTCTTTCATAATTGACATCTTGCCATGAAGTGTCTTGGGTTTGTTAACTTTTTGAAGATCGGGGCGGGACGTATTTGTGTCCTTACCAAACTTCATCCCTTTGCTCGCGCCGCTAAATTCTTTAGCAACCGATACCGGTACACCCGCAGCTTTTGCAAACTTTGGGTTGTGTGCAGCAGCATCCATGAACTGCTTTTGTTTTTCACTCTTCGCTGGCATTTACAGACTCCTTACGGTTAGTCAAACCACGAACGGTGTCAGACTCCCAGATACGGAGACCAAGATAGATTATTGTGAATAAAGAAGCCAAAGGCGGAAGCCACGTAGCCATAACACCAACAGTCGTTAAGACTGCTGCGCCATCTGCAACTGCTTTAGCTGTGTCATGCTGAGTCATACCATCCGCCCTCTTGTCTTGCCTTGTGTAGCGCAGCCATCAGCCGCAGTTACATAGCCACCATCCGCGCAGTTCCAAGCTCTCAAAGACTTATTGATCCGTGAATCTGGATCGTTGGCTGTCTTTGCGCTGGTCAGCTTCTTTTTCATTCCACTCATCCTCGCACAGAAAGAGTCGCGCCGGGAGCCGCCTTCGGGCTGGGGCCGTTTCAAATTCATGCCTTGCGCTTTCGCAGAGGCTCGCCCTTTGGCGTTTAAACCGCCACTCGGGTTCTTCCCTTCTGCTCTCTGCCATGCGGGGGACTTAGCCATAATAGACCTGAGCTCCGTCAATACCGCTCATATAAGCATAAATTCCATTTACTGCTAATACGCCTTCGCCGGGAATAAGGGGGGCATTTTGGAATTCGTCTGATGCGTGAGTTTCATAAGTTATTAACCAACGACTTGGGCCGCTAACATAAAGCGCTGCTGGAGAACCTGTAATATTCCCAGTGTTAATGTCTGTAATCGTAAAGGCATCTGCGGTTGTTACAGTAATTACGTAATTACCATCAGTAGCGGCTCCGCCTGAACCAGCAGCAAAGTGAATACCAACAACAGTACCGGTTGTTAACCCGTGCGCGGTTTTAGCCACAGTAACTAATGTGCCGGTACGACCATAAGTTACGCTTGAAGTTACTGGGGCTACGGTTGTATCAAACAAAACTAAAGTTCCACCACCACCGTAAAAAGAAACGCCTTTTACACGGTTGCGCCCAAGCACAAAAAAACCACTTTGGTTTAGGTGCCCTTGTTTAACATCATATTGCATCGTCATTTTTTTGCTCCAATTCCGGTGCGTCTAGCCTGTTTATGAGCATCTTGTACGCTTGGATTGTGGCTTGAGCCTGAGTCAAAAAGGTTTGTGCCTTCTGTGCTTCAGTCTCAAGTTCACTAATCTCAGACTCCAAGAATTCCTTGGTGATCTGCATTATGCAAAGGTCGAGTACGCAGGAACGTAGTACACAGTGCCGCCAATCATCACTTTGATTGCTTTGGCTACAGTAGTAACGCTGGTTGCTGTAGGCGCAATCGTAGCAGCAGGGGCTGTTTCAATGTTCATCAACAAAGGAATTTCACCAGTGTTTGTGCCGCTGTCAGACACGCGAATGAACGAAGCAGTTGCAGGCAAAGTTGCATTAACTGTGTAGGCGGTGTCCAGTTGAATAACAGACAAAGTACCGCCGGGAGTAGCGTCAGACCCGCCTAAAGTAGCGCGGATTGCATTAGCTGCGCCGGAGATGGTTGCTGATGCGCCGTCAACACTTAAAGAAATGTGTGCGCCGTTGATCGTTCCGCCTGTTGCAGCAGCAGTGCCCGTTACAACAGAGAAAGCACGTAGCGTCTCGCCTGAACCTGTAGAGGTAAAGGTAAGTTTATTGTAGCTTAGACGTGTATCGCCAGTAGCGGCGGATGTTGTAGCAAATGCAGCGTTAATGTTTTCTGCTGTAGTTACTGCAAGAGGAGAAGCAGAAGTGCCCGTTTCAAAGCCGTTGTTAGATACGACTGGGCCGGAGAACGTGGTGGTTGCCATGATGTGTCCTTACATACAAGTTAAGTGCATTAGTCTGTATGTCGTCAGCCGGGACTGTCTAATGCACCGGAAAACCCCGGAATGAAGCCAATATACACCAAAAGAAAAGGGGGCACAAGGCCCCCTCTTCACTTTTTATCAGGTCGAACCTGAAGATCCAAACATACCGAGAGGATCAGACCAGCCGAAGCTATAACGCTCACGAGCCTTATAGCGAACGTTACCTGTGTCGAAGTCGCCGTCCATGCTGTTTTGCAGCGGTGTACGAACGAAGTGCTTCAGACCGTTAGGCACGTCAGTGGTCAAGAACCAACCGTTTGTGTCTGTCAAGAAGTGGTTGACAGTGTAACCTTCAGGGATTGCGCCCATTTGCTTCAACGCGTTGATATCGTTATCAGCAGTAGCTACACGCAACTCAGTGTCCAACAGGCGTTTAGCCGTGAACATCAAAGCTGGAGGAACAATCAACTTCTTAGGCTTAGCAGCGATCAGCAAACCACGCTCATCCGTCCAAGCGGCGATTTGAATAACGGCGGCTTCCAAGGAAGTCTCGTTCAAGTCAGCTTGTGTAGAAGGAGTGTTGCTGTTGACGCCACCAGAGATCAAGGGGTGAGCTGTGTTAAACAAAGACACGCCATCGCCACCGGGGTAGCTAGATGAGAAGCCGTTGTTCAAGACTGCAGCAGCCTTAACTTGCTTGGTGTAAGCCATAGCACGAGCCAATGACTTGGTGTAACGAGCAGACAAGCTGTCGTATAAGTTATCTTCAATCGCTTCTTCAGTGATTGAGAAACCCAAGGCGATGGTTTCGTGTGTGTATCGAGTTGACCATGCTTCTTGTGCATTGTCGTAAGCGATGGCTGAGCCCTCGTTCTTGACAGGTGCGGCTGAGAAGCCAGAAAGCTTGGTCTCTTCTTCGAATGAACGCTCAGAGGTCTCTGTTTCGTAGATCTCTTTGTGCTCTTCGCCGTAGCGAGCATACTCCATACCGAACAAAGCGTTCAGACCGGGGAGCAACTCTTTCAGCAGTTGTGCGCGTGAAATAGCCATGATTTAGCTCCTTGATTAAACGCCAGAAGCGATAGTGGTTGTGTGAATCTCAAAGTTCCAACGAACAATGATCTCGGGGTACACGACGTTACCAGAACCGTTAACGTATGAAGTCTCTTCGACAACATCGACAACGTTCATAGGCAATGTACCTGTAGTCGCAGAAGAAGCAACCGCAACGCGGCTATTGCCAGTTGAAGTCAAACCTGCATTCTGCACCAATGCTACGTTAGTACCAATAACGGTATATTGCGTAGTAGAGGAAGGCAACAAGCCAGAGGTAGTATTGTCAGGTGTAGCACCAGTAGCGATCACAGCTTTAAACAGCGTGTCGGGGTCATTACTTACATAAGCAGTAATATACGTACCGGTAGGCGCTGCTGTATTTGCTGGGAAATACTGAGCAAAAATGGTCTGACCTTGCGAGTTAACGTAAGAGCAGCCCAAGAAAACACCAATGATCTGCGACGTAGTCACAGTTGCACGGGCGGTTGTAATGGCGGATTTGATAATCGTGCCACTGTCAATAATCTCTACGGGATCACCATAGAAGATGCTAGTGTTGTAAGCAGAAGCAATCCGGTACTGACGAGTAGCGCCCGCGAAGGGTGTACCGCCGTACAGATTGATCGGCTTTAGCCCGTAAGGGGCGTTTACCGTTGGAAAAGCCATAAAAGACTCCTAAAAATTTAAGAACCAGAACCGAAAGTGACCTTGGTTTTCTTTTCTGAGAAAAGGGGCATCCGAGGATCGCTTTCACGAAGGAAATTGTTGTCCACTGAGTCCATCTGAGCCTTGTTCTGGTTGGAGTAATACTCCATCCGTTGTTTCAAGAACTCTTCCGGAATACGGCAGAGCAACAGACCGCCCACTTCAACGTTGCCTTTAAAGCGACCTTCCGTGGTAGCGTGCATCATGAGCTCGGGATAATCTTCTGCTTTGCAGGGTTCGTATCCTTCGCGTAACTTTGAAGAAATGTTACTTGGATCCGCATTACCTAACGTGCTTATACGCACCCAACGGTGCGACCAGCCCGGACGGTTGTCAGGACTAGGAAGGGCCTCGGGAGGACGCCACGCTTCGGGGCGTTGCATCACTTGACGAGAATCCGCTTCACGAGCAGTACGGTTTTGTGTCTTTCCAGACGTTAATACTTGATCCATTATTCACCTCTTTTCAGTTGAGCAACCTGTTTAGCGTATTCTTCCAAAGGAACCCCAAGACGGCGAGCGATCGCTGCTTCGGATGCCTTCAACCTAATACGATTAGGCGGAGTGCTACGGGAGGCCGGAGCCACCACATTAGCGGGTTTTGTTGCACGGCGCGGAGGTTCTTCCTCGTAAGCCGGTTCTGATACCTTTTTCGAAGGAGTATCATCTTCATCGCTCTGAGTATCATCTTCATAATACTCAGGAAATCTTCGGCGCATTGTAGCGTCTACTCGTTTGTAGTAGTCATCAGACCCCACAAAGTCAGCACCGTGTTCCTTAGCCAGCTTCTGATGCAACCCGAGGGCGGAAGCTGTCATTTCAGGATCAGTGCCAAACCAAGTGTTTTTCTGCATCCAACGCTGATCGCGCTGTGACACATTTGGCTGATTTGTACTACGTTGTGGTATTTGTACATCATTTTCTTCGACTTGTAAAGGCCTCATGTTCTGAACTTTGTCTAAATTCAGTGTTGCCCGTGAAACTTCTGCCTGTGCTTCCACTACAGCATCGGAATCGCCAGCTTCATAAGCCTCTTTATATCGCTTCTTAGCATTCTCAAATTCCATCTCTGCGGATGACTTTGACTGCTCAATGTACGCTCTTGACCCAAGCGACACTTGCTCTTGTAGCTTGCGGTTTTGATCCCACAATTGCTTGGCTAACTTCTCAGCCGCCTCGCGTTCACGCAGTGCTTCTTCTTTAGCACGGCGCTCATCGTGGTATCCACGTGTAAATTTCTTCAGACGCGACTGGACTTTCTCATCATACGAGGCGAGTTCATCTTCAGTGGGGTCTTCGGGTGGTGTGTCATCGGGCTTGCGGCCACGATCTTTTTTAGGAGTGTCGTCTTCAATTTCTACATCAAAGCCATCATCCTCTACTGCTTCGGGTTTACCCTTAGCTTCTTTCTCATCGGGGAACTCAAAGTCGTCGCCCTTAAACTCTGTTTGTGCCATTAGTTACTCCTTATGATGCACGTGAAATACCACGGGGGTCTTCCACAACTGCTTCAACCGAATCATCATTGAGGATGCGGAATTCACGGCCATGGATCTTCAGACGGGTGCCTGAATTTGGGCGGACGATGATGAAATCACCTTCCCTGCAACTCGGCCCACTAGGGAAACGAGCGGTGTCTTTGTAGCAGTCAGGCCCAAGCTTGACGACAAATAGAACGGGAGTGAGTACTTCCTCATAGTGCATAGACTGGCTGGATTTAAGAATCCCTACGTCACTATCTGCATACTCCTGCATAGCTTCAGGCACCACACACAACATGTGAAATGTGCGTGGGTCAGGCAACTGCTTGGCTTTATCTTCGGCGGGTTTGTTAAGAATGCCGGACAAGTCCACAGCAGCGATATCATATTCAGTCATCGGATTTCTCCATTTTTTGCACGAGCTCATTAATAATATTTTCTGTGAGGTTGAGACCTCGGATGACCCCACAGACTTGGCGATACTCTTCTATGCTGTCGGCTCTACCCGCTGCAACATAGGCTTCTCGCTCTTGTTTTAACTTTTCAATTTCTTTGACGACATGCGCCAAAAGTTTGTAGTCGTTCAACGTTACTCCTTCTTAGGTTTTTGAGATGCTCTTTGTGCCATTTGCATGGCCATCTGAGCGCGGTTTTTGGCGATGTCAACGCCAAGTTTTACACCTTCAAGCTGTTGATGCTTTTGAAGTTTGTCTTTTGCAGCGGCTGCGCTTGCACCAACCTGCATAGCCGCGATTTCTTTTTGAGCCGCAATACGTGACTCTTCGATGCGAAGCTGGTCAGCTTTAGCTGCCGCATCAATCTGTTGCTTCTGCACTTTGAGTTGAAGCTCCTGCATCTTGATCTGCAACTCCTGCTGCTGCATCTGCACAATTGGGTCTTGCGCTTGTTGCTGAGCTTGCTGTTGTGCGGCTTGTGCTTGAGCTTGTTGTGTCAGACGAGCAGACGCTTGTGCAGAAAGTTGTGCAACTTGTGCAGCCACTTCTGGAGTCATGTTTTTCTCTTGCTCTTCTGTTGGCAACAGGAGACCAATACTTGCCTCGACTTCTTTGCGATATGCAAACGCCAAGTGCTCGTTGATGTGAGCCATCATTGCAGCCACGATCGCCTGACCTTGTGGTGTGTTCTGAACCAGACCCATAACCTTGGGGTTCTGCAACATGCTTGTGTGCACTGCAATATGAGCTTGGTGATCTTGCTCAAGGAACGCCTTGTTAGGTTTGCCAGTCAGAGCGTTCTGGTTCTCTTGCACTGGATCAACAGGTGTCGCATCGTCCTCAATTGGAATAAGTTTTGCTGCGTTTTTGATGCCCAACACTTCAATCATCTGACGATGCAAGAGTGGCAAGTTGTACAACTGGGGTGCTGTTTGCGCAAGCTGGAGTGCGGCCTGATACTGCACAATCTTCTGCGCCATCGTTGCAGCGTTTGGATCGCTCACAGGAATAACAGCGACCATGTCGTAGTCAGTTTTCTTCGCCTTACGTGAACCTTCAATCGGCTCGTAGTCGTAGTCTTCTGGTGTGTAGTCAGCGATGATCGCCTTGAGTAACTTGAACTCTTGCTTCATGCTGTAGTGCATACGCGCTTGCACAGCACCCATCACTTTTAATGTGCGCTCAAGAATAGCCAACGTTGTGCCCACAGGTGCTTGCGCACTCATGTCACTGACTTTCATGTCTCCTGCGGACGCAAACTGCCTACCCTCTTGCACAATGTTCTGGAACAAAGTGTAGAGAACCTGACTGGGTTCTTTGTACGGCAGAGGCAAGATATTGTCTCTAATTGAACCACTGGGTACGTCGACATCACGAAACTCGCCCGGCTGGATAGGGGTGTCGTCGCCTTTGATCCTGAGTCCTCTTGATTTGAGTCCGCCCGGTAAATTACTGAGCGTACCTGCATCAACAAGCTGCCTGATAAGCATGGTCGCGCTCTTCGCATATCCGCCGATAAGGTGAATGAGACCATATCCATAGAAGCCAAACCCCGGAATATATTGGTAGTGAACAAAGTGCTGGCGCTTGGTGTGGAGTTCATCACCCTCATACCAATTGCGGCGAATGGCAAGAATCTTACTTGTCGCTTTCTCAACAGTTACAACATACGGCAGTGCGATACCTGTCTTCTCGCCCTTCTTGTTCTCGTGCTCGTATCCCTTCAAGTCAAGGTCAACGTGCATCTCAAGCACGCGAAACCTATCATCTTGCAGTGCTGACATGCCCATCTCTTCAGCTTTTTGCTTCTCAATATCATCAAGCTCATGCGTTGGCTCACCTAAGTCTACGTCCATGTAGAACCCAGCTTCTTGCAGCTTAACAATCTCGTTCTCAGTCTTACGCATCACGTGCGTGACCCGCTCGGCACGCTCTAAGTTAGATGCGCCGTATGGCACAACAATATCTTCTGCGGGGATGAACATCGCAACTTGACGTCCAATGCTTGGGTCGTAGTAAACCTTCTTAAACGCACTACCTGCAAGGGGCAAATTCCACAACAGCTTCTCATGCTCTGGGCGATACTCCACCATCACATCAGTCAATTGGTAGTTCATATCCTCTCGCACGCGAGTAGATGCTTCTTCTTTCTCGGGTGTATCTTTACCCAAGATTTGCGTCTTCACGGGGCCAGCGGCGGGGAACGTCTCCATGATTCCCTCTGACTGAAAGCGCACAACTGACTCAGTCAACATGGGGTGGAATACACCACAAGCACCTTGCCATGGCTCTGTTCTATCCTCGTACTTCAGGCCCAGTAACTTCAAGCCATCAACGTAGGTTTGTATCCAATCTTTGCGATCACCGATGTCTTTAGTAAAGTCACTGACCAACTCGGAGCCTAATGAATCTAGCGCACTCTCGTCCATGAACTCAGCAAGGTTGGCATCAAATTCTTCATCCGTATCTTCTTTGCCGGGTGAGAGTTCAATCTCAATATCACCCATGCCAATGGTGACAGACTCAGGGTCTTCGATCTCAATCTCTAGTGGAGGCGCTGTTAAGTCCTCGTCTTCAATACCCAGAGGG